ATGGGCAGCAGGTAAATGGGTAGGAAAGTTTTGAGTCCTTGTGTAGGCATCTGTAAGTTACAAGGAAATGTCTGTACAGGATGCTTTAGAACAATAGAACAAATAAAGGAAGCATATGAGAGCACCACAAAAATCACTAGCAAATTGGACAAGACAAAAGTGGCGAACTAAAAGTGGGAAGCCTAGTACACAAGGGTCAAAAGCTACAGGTGAACGTTATCTACCTGAAAAAGCAATTAAGGCTCTTTCTCCCAGTGAATACGCCGCCTCTACGGCTGCTAAACGAAAAGCAACTAGAGCAGGTAGACAAGTATCTAAACAGCCCAAAAAGATTGCTTCAAAAACGGCGAGATTTAGATGAGAAAATACGAGCTATATCTAAAATTAGCGAAGCCCTTCCAGAAGGTAGGAAACTATCTAATGCTAAAGCACGTAAAGGCTCTAAGGCAGTGGCAAGCAAAACAAAGAATTAGACAGGAAAGACTTTAGTGGTAACCGTTGAACAATTCTTAGAATGGAAAATACTGCCAAGATGTATGATGCTTGCTAGTACAGTCATGTCTTGGAGATGTGCTGAATGGTTTATGGAACTTGATGCACCAACAGCGGCTCAGTCAGCTTTCGTGTCAGTAGTTATGGGTGTGATGACAGGTGTCTTTGGCATTTGGATGGGTCACGAACATAAAGGAGATAGTAATGTTAACAGCGTTGATAGGACCAATCGCAAATCTCGCTAGTTCTTGGATGGACAGCAAGGTTGAGAAGGTTAAAGCTGAAGGACAGGCAAAGGTAGCACAAGCTAAAGCTAAAGCAGTTGTAGCTGAAAAGGTAGCAACAGGCGAAGTTGAATGGGAAAAGTCTATGGCAGATGCCACAGATAATTCATGGAAAGACGAATTTGCCTTGACAGTTTTACTTTTACCTGCTATACTAGTGTTCATTCCCAGCATGACAGAATATGTAAGAACAGGGTTTGAGGTATTGAATACACTACCTGAGTGGTATCAGTACCTTTTGTTTATAGCTATTAGTGCATCGTTTGGTATCAAAGGGGCAGGACAAGCTATGAAAATTATGGGGAAGAAGTAATGAGCGACAGAAAAATGGAAACAGCAGGAGCTGCCTTGATGGGTGCAGCAGGTGCAGCAGGTATATACTCGCTAGGTCCTAAGAATACTAAAACAAATAGAATACAGGAAAGAAGAAAAAAACAAAGTAAAAAAATAACGGAAAGTAAAGCAAAGATAGATAAAGCTAAATTAAATTTTGCTAAAGAAGATTTAAAAAGATTACAGAAGATAAAAAACTCGGATTTAAGCAAATCAAATATTAAAGTTAAAAATGAATTAATTAAAAAACAACAAGATATTATTAAAAAGGGAACAAGCAACACTTTAAAGGACATAGCTAAGAAAATTGGTTTAAAAACTATTCCGGGAGTAGGTGCTTTTATAGCTGCTTTTTCTTCTAGCCCAGCAGGTAAGGGTTCTGATTTTAAACCGGGAGAAAAGAAAAAAGCATTTGATGGTAAGTTAAGGAAAGAATAATGAAAGATAATAAATCAACAACAGGAAGTCTTTTTGGTGATATAATAAAAGCTACTAAAGCAGGTGGTGCAAGTAGTATGACGAAAAAAGTTAAAGCTAAAAAAGGTCAAACTTTAAGTGATATAGCTAAAGCTAACAATACAACATTAAAAAGATTAATGGTTTTAAATCCAAAGTACAAAACAGGGCAAGATAAAAATACTCCTACCAAAGGTACAAAAGAACAAAAAACAATACGAGTTGGTGCTAACATAGTAGTGCCAGACCCTCATACTTTTAAAAAAGGAAAACTGACTAAATCTAATTCTAAAAATAAAAAAGATGTTTATGAAAAAATAACAAAAAAAGAATTTAAAGAAATGAATGTTCCTTTAAAAAAGAAAACTAAATAATGTTTGCTTGGTTTAAAAACTTATTTATACATTCTAGCGGAGACTTATCTAAGCATAGACTACACACAACCAAGTATCAAGACTTGTGCATGTAAAGGAAGACAATGAATTTAATAAAACTACAAGATGAAATAGCAGATGATGAAGGTGTTGTATACGAAATATATAGATGTTCAGAAGGATACCCTACAGGGGGTATTGGGCATCTGATTACAGAATGGGATGAAGAGTATTACGAAAAACCCATAGGAACAAGGATTCCACACGAACAAGTGGATGATTGGTTTGCGAAAGACGTAGAAACGACTATAAAAGATTGTAACCTATTGTTTTCGCAATTTGATAACCTACCTGAAGAAATACAAAGAGTATTAGCTAATATGTGTTTCCAATTAGGTAGACCTCGCTTATCTAAATTTAAGAACATGATTGCTGCCGTAGAAGATTTAGATTGGGCAAGAATGGCAGATGAGATGGAAGATTCTCGTTGGTTTAAACAAACTACAAATAGAGCACAGCGTTTAATAAATCGTGTGGAGCAACAAATAACTAGGGAAATACCAGCATGAGCCGAGAACTAACTGAAAGACAACAAAAGTTTTTATCTGTTTTATTTGATGAAGCAGGTGGCGATGTAGTAGCAGCTAAGAAGTTAGCAGGTTATTCTGAAAGCTCTAGTACTACAGATATCGTTAAATCGCTGAAAGATGAGATTCTAGAGGCTACACAGTTGTTTATGAGTAGGAACGCACCAAAAGCTGCAATGGCTATGGTAGGAGGCTTGTATGACCCTACAGAGCTAGGTATAAGAGATAAGATGTCAGCCGCTAAAGAATTACTAGACAGGACAGGTTTAGTAAAGACTGAGAAGATGCAAGTAGAAAGCACAGGCGGTGTTATGCTCTTGCCACCAAAGAATGATGGATAGAAGTATAGGAAAGTGGAAATTACCACAGCCTACAGATTTAAAAGATGAAGAACAAAAAGAATGGATACAGATACCTAGAATAGCTAGGACTATTCCATTCGGCTATAAGATAAACGATGAAGACCCTGATTTACTTGACCCCATACCTTATGAGCTTGAAGCGATAGAATTAGCTAGAAAATACGTAAAACAATATTCATATCGTGAAGTAGCAAATTGGCTAACAAACAAAACAAACAGAGATATATCTCACGTAGGGTTAAGAAAAAGGTTAATGCATGAGCAACAACGTAAGAACAAAGCTAGAACTCTTAGAAAATGGTCTGAGTACGCCCAGAAAGCAATCCAAAAAGCGAAAGCGATTGAAGAAGGTAGAACCGGAGCAAAAGCCTAAGATACAGGAAATATCAGACGTTGAGGCTGTACCTGTTGAAGAACAGAATGTAATCTTCAAACCAAATGCAGGACCACAGACAGAGTTTCTTGCAGCAGGGGAAAGAGAAGTATTATACGGTGGTTCAGCAGGAGGTGGTAAATCATATGCCATGCTTGCAGACCCTTTAAGATATATGGGTCATCCATCATTTAGTGGGTTGCTACTACGACACACAACAGAAGAACTTAGAGAACTTATATTTAAATCTAAGGAAATGTATCCTCAAATATGGAAGGGTATTAAGTGGTCAGAAAGAAAGATGCAATGGGAAGCACCATCAGGTGCAAGGTTATGGATGTCATACCTAGACCGAGACGATGATGTACTTCGTTATCAAGGTTTGGCATTTAGTTGGATAGGGTTTGATGAATTAACCCAGTGGTCTACTCCGTATGCTTGGAACTATATGCGTTCACGTTTGCGTTCTACTGCACATGATTTACCTGTGTATATGAGAGCAACAACTAACCCCGGAGGTCCGGGACATCAGTGGGTCAAGAAAATGTTCATTGACCCTGCACCATACGGAAAACAATTTAATGCCACAGATATTGAATCAGGGAATGTTCTTTCCTATCCAAAAGGACACAGTAAAGCAGGACAAGCACTATTTAAAAGAAGATTTATTCCTGCAAGATTGTCTGACAACCCATACTTGTCAGAGCAAGGTGACTATGAAGCAATGCTTCTTTCCTTACCTGAACACCAACGTAAGCAGTTGCTTGATGGTGATTGGGATATTAAAGAAGGTGCTGCTTTTACTGAGTTTGATAGGAATATTCACGTTGTTGAGCCTTTTTCAATTCCAAG